GGAAGTGGCGAAAGAGCGTCGAGCAGGCCCAGAGCTACACGTTCAAGGCCGTTATTACTGTGATCGCGACAGGATTTGTCGGCGCCGTTTGGATGGGCATCAAGGCGGCTTTGGGCAAATGAGCACAGAAAACCGCTCTTTCGCGATCGCCATTGCGGGCGTGCTCGCAATCATTGTCCTGCTGTTCAGCGTCAGGATCAGCCCGGCCCACGACCGCAACAAGCCAGAATTGGACGACTGGTACAGGTCACTCCAGAGCGGCAAGGGGCCATGCTGCGGCGGGCCTTCTGAAGACGCTACGCATCTTGACGAACTTCAGTGGCGGTCGAAGGGCGACGGCTACGAGGTGTTCGTTGAGGGGCAATGGATTGAGGTACCGCCGCCAGCAATCGTGCCTGTTCCGAACAAGGATGGCCGCGCTTTGGTGTGGCTCTATCACTTCGATGGGAAGCCGGTCGTGCGCTGCTTCCTGCCCGGCCTTATGGGCTGAGCTGAATGCCAGCATCAAAGAGCGGGCGCACGGCCCCGAAATGCTCAGATGAAGAGTTCATGGCGTTATTCAACGCTGTCGGCGGCACCAAGACAGCATCCATTCTAGGGGTTCAAGAGCACAACGTCTACAAGCGACGCCGCAGGCTGGAGGCGGTCCATGGCCGGATTACCGCCCCGACTAAGCAGGCTGGCACAAAGCAGTACCCGGCTCGTGCGACATTGGATGTTAAGCACGGGCTTGTGATTGTTGGTTCTGATTTTCATATTTGGCCTGGTGCTGAGTCTGTGGCGCTGCGGGCTTTCAAAAAGCTATGCAAGGAACTTAAGCCGGCGGCAGTGATCCTGAACGGGGACGTGCTCGACTTCCCGAAGATCAGCCGTCATCCGCCGATTGGTTGGGAAAGTGCTCCGTCTCCGGTCGAGGAGATCGAGGCGGCGCAAGATCATCTTGACGACATCGTTAAGGGGCTGCCGCGGGGTTGCCGCAAGATCTGGACTTTGGGTAATCACGACGCCCGCTTTGAGACCCGCCTTGCCACGGTTGCCAGCGAGTACCGCAACATCAAGGGCATTCATCTGGCGGACCATTTCCCGCTTTGGGAGAAGGGCTGGTCTGCCTGGATCAATGATGACGTGGTGTGCAAACACCGCTGGAAGGGCGGCGTCCACGCGACCCACAACAACACGGTTGGGGCCGGTAAGACCATGGTGACGGGGCATCTGCACAGCCAGAAGGTCACGCCATACACGGACTACAACGGCACCCGATATGGCATCGATACCGGCTGCGTTGCCGACACCAACCACAAGGCATTCCTCGACTACACGGAAGATGGCCCTAAGAATTGGGTTTCTGGCTTCGCCGTTCTCAAGTTTCGAGACGGCCGCTTGATGCAGCCTGAGCTTGTTTCCGTCTGGGATGAGAGGTCGGTGCAATTTCGTGGGGAATTGATCCGTGTATAGAATCCGTGAAGTGGACGGCTTCGAAGAAAGCGATACACTCACAGAATTGCACGGTCTGACCTTCTTGGACGAGGCCAAGTTGCCGAGCTTCGAGGAAGGCCATTGGTGGCTCGGGTATCGTGACCATAAGCCAGTTGCGTTCGCCGGCTTGGTCCCCTCAGTCTTCCCGAATGCGGGATATTTCATCCGCGTCGGAGTCGTTCCTGAGCACGCCGGCCACGGTCTACAGTTGCGTTTCATGCGAGTTCTTGAGCGGCGAGCTCGAGCCAATGGATGGGGTATGATCGTGTCCGACACGACGGACAACGTTCGATCGGCAAACAACTTCATCCGGGCTGGATATCGGCTATTCGAACCGGAAGTGAAGTGGGCGTTTCCGTTCAGCTTATATTGGAGGAAGTACCTTTGAACGCTCCAGAGATCGCAACCAAGGCCGCCGAGCTCGTCGGCGGAGACCGAGCCGAATCCCACGGCGACATGCATCAGCACTTCGCGCACGTCGCTTCGCTCTGGAGCGCCTATCTCAAGCTCGAGCAGCCACTGAAGGCCGCCGACGTTCCGCACATGATGGCGTTGCTCAAGATCGCTCGCACCAAGAGCGGGAGCCTCAATGTGGACGACTGGATCGACGGGGCTGGCTATCTCGCCTGTGCCGGCGAAGTCGCCACTAAAGAGTACCGCCGTTAACACCTGTTAACACGCAAGACCTAACGCAGCCGCCCTCCGGGGCGGTTTTTTGTGCTTGGAGCAACTGAATGAGCTTTGGAAGACTAGGCTCTATGGGCCGTGGGATGGGGCACCTCGGTTCCCTTGGGGGACTGCGGAAGCCATGGATCGGCCTCCCCGGGACGGTCTATTACGTCTCGAAGGCCGCCTCCAACGGCTTCGCGGTGGGCAGCGACAGCAATACGACCACCCAAGCCAAGTCGATGGCGACGCCGTGGGCGACCATCTCCAAATTCATCAGCTCCGCTGCGGCCGGCGACATCTGCGTCATCAATGATGGAAGCTTCAGCGGGACCGAGCTTGGGGCCTCGAACTTCATCGCGATGACCGGCAGCAAGCTGTTCAACCTGTTCGCCTACAATTCCGGTCAGGTGACGTGCTCGGCATCCTCAGCCGTAAGCGGCTTGGTCCGCATCAACAGCGTCCCAGCGTCCGGATCGGCCATCTTCAACGGCATTATTTTCGACAATGCCGCGACAGGCAGCCATGTCGTGTTCTGCGACAACGCTAGCGGCAATATGCCGACACTCACGTTCACGAATTGCACGATCAAGAACCCGACCCTGTTCGGGATCAACATCACGGCAACTCAGGTCGCTCTCACGCTGAACAATGTAACCGTGATCTCGCCGAATAGGGCATGTCTCAGCGCTCTGGCTCTAGCGAGCCCATCCACGATCTCGATCAACGGCGGCAGCTTTACCATCAGCGACCAGACGACATCCGGTGATTCCGGGATCAATCTCAAGGCAACTGCTTCCGGTGTCACAGCCACGATCAATGGCGCCGCCGTTAGCGTCACGATCAACAATGCCCAGGTCGGGACGGCCACACACGATGTCATTAAGGCCCTGAACGTTGGAACCACGCAGATCACTGGCTGCACGGCGACCCTACTCAACCACCCGAGTACCCGCGTCGGAGCCTGCATTCGTGTTGCCAACGATGCTGCTGTGACGGTCGCTGCGACGATCTCCGGAAACACTTGCGACAACCAAAGCACGGGCGGTTACGGCATTTTGGTCGGGACGGATGCAACCGGCGCGGCCAATAACAACATTACGGCGACGGTCGAACGTAACATTGTGACCGCTGTTCGGGCCAACCAGAGCACTCCGGTTCACGGCATCATGGTTGCATGGCAGCAGGGCGCCACGATCCGGCGCAACAAGGTCTCGAATTGCGGCCACGGTATCGTGAGCAAGGCCAACACGACCAACACCGCCTACATCTACAGCAATATCGTTGTCGATTCCGAGTTTGAGCTACTTTACGCGAAGGGTAGCGCAAGCGTCATCTTCTCGAACAACACAGCCTATGTGAGCCAAGCGACGACCGCGAACACAGTCGGAATGGTGAGGCTCGGCGTTGGCGACGACAGCGTAACCGGCTGCTCGTCTGTCACGGTCGAGAACAACATCCTCTATGCCGCGAGCGCGTCCGCTCTCAAGGTCTTTGATTTCGTTGACAACGCGAGTTCTGGCACGTTCAACAACAACGATTACTATCTTGCGTCCGGATCGCTCCCGACTGGCGTGTTCTCATACCAGAGCACGACTTATGACACGGTGGCTGCGTGGGCTGCGGCGCATGAGGCCACAGCAATCAGCGGAGATCCGGCGTTCGTCGCCCCGGGCACGGATTTCAACCTTGGGGCTGGCAGCGCGGCGAAATGGGCTGGTGTCGCGGTAGCGAACGTCGATGTGGATTACAACGGAACCGCTTGGCATTCCCCGCCGTCAGTCGGAGCGCTGGAGGCGGCCTGAGGCGAGATAACGTTCGTAATCTTCTTCCGCGCATGTGACGTAGCGATTGGCCTCCTCGGCGCGTCCAAGTTTGTAGTATTGGACGGCTTTCCGGTACATCGCCAAGGCGTTGCAAGCAGCGATAGGGAGGCCGCACTCTTCGCATAGCTTTTCAGGCATGCTCATTTCCTCAGGGGGAGCGGGGAAGTCCCAGACGCTCCCGGCCTAGTGCTGTCAGAACGTAGATGTCGCGACGCTGGAACGGGCCGCGCATGATATCGAACCTT